TTTCGTGGTTCCTCCAGGTTCCACTAGGTATTTGATCCTACAAAAGAAGTATACCATGGAGTGTGAAATAGTCGGACGACATGTGTCATCAAACCGTCGTGCTTTCGGGCATGATCAGATGATACCCGGTTCACTGTTTTATACGAGGTATGATCGCACACCTCTTGCATCACTTCCGCACCTGTCTCTCCGTCTTAAAACAACGGATGAGATCGGGAAAGGAGCAGTCAATAAACTGCTCAATCTGGCTTCGATACTCGGGTCATCCCGACGTCGTTAGCTATTTCTCTAGGGCTTACTATGTCCTTTGCTCCTGCATCACCCGTTACCGGGGCCGCTGTGACTGGTCTGACCAGTCCGACGTATACGCTGACGACCGACGTCGCGCCGAACATCAATGGCAAGCAATATGCCATCAGTGCTCTCGGCGGGACGCAGACGAACGTCGACGTGAATTCGGTGTCGAAACCGTTTCAGCTGTCGTTCTTCCGTCCTTCGGTCTTGCGTACTTTGCCTCAGGCAAATCCGACGACCGGCGTGATCAAGAACGTTCCGATGAACACTTACAAGATGATCACTCGGAAAGGCGCCTCGCCCGCTGTCAACCAGAATGCAATTCCGGCTCGTATTACTACGATCCTGGAAGTGCCTGCTGGAACCGACACGTACGAGCCGGAGGAACTCCGGGCCATGATCAGCCTGCACTTCGGTGCAGGTTGGGCTCAGGCCTCGGGGATCGCGGACACTGTGATCTCGGGTGTGATTTAACCCTTGATTCTTGTCCGCGTTGCCTCTCCGACTTCATCCTTTATTGGACTGAAGTCGGCTATTCTGAGTAGTCGCTAAGTAAGTGCTCTCAGGAGCGTTCTAACACGCTAGTCATTAGGAGTTGTCCTATGAGTAACAAGAAGAATGAGGATAGGCTCGACGCCTTCTTCACCACCTTGTCAGATGAGGTTAAGTCTTCCCTTGGGGTTCTACCGGAATCTCGAGATAGGCTGGTACAGCGCATGCGAAAGCGTGCAGGTTTTGTCAACCAGAGTCTAGAAGGGGCGGCGATTGCGAAGTTTCTTTCGATAAACGAAAGTTTGTCTGGATTCAAGCATAAGCTGCCCGATCAGATTGTACGAGACGCCAAGCATTTCATAACTGTTATGCTTGAACGTTTCTCTACTACGCTGAATGACCTTAATATTCAGGTCACTCTTGACTCGTCGTTCCTTTACGACAACTGGCAGTTTGGCCCTGGCGCTAGCAATGGCGTTAAGGGTACTCATGCTGCCCAGAAAATCGGACAGGTTATGACATGTACCCCTCTGTGTGAGCCGTATGTACGTCGACTTCGAGTTTCAAACCCCTACTTTGCTTCCATTGACTGGAAGCTCAAGAGGTCTGGGGTGGCTCAAATCTACGGTTCGAGACTGACGACAGTTCCCAAAAATGAAGACACCGTACGGACGATAGCGATTGAACCCTTGGGGAATATGGCCCTGCAGCTTGCTGCGGGCCGGTACCTTGAGGGCACTCTGCGCTATATCGGTCTTGACATATCAAAGCAGCAGCCCCTGAATAAGGCTCTTGCACTTCGCGGCTCAATAGATGGTAGCCTTGCTACCATCGACCTGAGTTCCGCATCCGATATGTTCTCAATCGACCTTGTCCGGAGCTTGATGCCTGCTCCGTGGTTTGATCTCCTTATGAATTTGAGGAGTCCACAAATCATGATCCAGGGTAAGTTAGTAGAATTGAACATGATCAGCACCATGGGGAACGGATTCACATTCCCCCTCATGACTCTCATGCTCACTTCACTCATATACGCTATGCGCGCACAACGCCGCGGACCAATGCTTTATATTGATTGGTCCTCAACGGCGGTCTTCGGCGACGACATCATTGTCCCCGTCGAAGAGTACGCAGAGCTGTGTGAGTTACTAACCCAAGCCGGACTTGTCGTGAACCACGATAAGTCTTACAGTGAAGGCCCATTTCGCGAAAGCTGCGGTGGGGATTATCACAATGGAACGGATATAACACCGTTTTATGTGAGAAACCTTCGCAGCGATAGCGATATCTACGTAGCGATCAATCAACTGCTCGAATGGTCCGGTCGGAATAACTTCTGGCCGAATAGATCTTTCGAGTATCTCAAGTCGCTACTATGGAATAGGCCGCTCTTCGTGCCTGAATGGCTGAATCCCGACCAAGGGATTCTGTGCTCCCAGGTGACGAGGAAATATGCTTATCTTAAGCCGAAACAACAGAGGGTCCGTTTTGTAGACGAACACTTTCTGATGCCTTTGGCTTGCGGTGGGTATATTTCCTCTGAGGGGCTTGAGGCTTTCTTCGTGCCTAGGCCTAAACGCCAAAAGTACGAACTCAAGC